TTTTGTAAGAGGAGGCAACATCATGAATGTCACACTCCACTTAAAATCAGCGACTGATGTATACGCTCATAATAAGGGCGGAGCGCACGCGGTCATCATTGATTTTGGAGTCTCCGAGATAGAAATCATCGTGGAGAATGGGACCCAGGCAGCCTATCTGGCGTGGATCCTGAAGTCGTTTGCAGACCCAGACAGCTTCGAACCGGACGTGACGCGCGCTGAAGATCTCATCACAGGTCTCGTCAGGGAACAGGATTCCTCCGCTGCGAACTCTCCATAGCGGCGGAGCGAATACCGGGCGGGCTTGAGGCAGTGCGTAGCGTAACTCGCGATGCACGATAGCGGGGGGTGGCCTCGCCCGCCCGGTTGTATCATTATCAGTATCGCGGGGAAAACCATGGCAAAGGCAAACCACAAACATCCACTTCCACGATACGGCCATGCCCGAAAACGGCACGAGGAATACAATTGGGGGTATGCTGTAAAACGCTGGGGCGGTAAAGAGCCCAAGACCAAGTCGTCATCGTACATCGCCGGATGGCTGGCGGCAGACGCCGAAGCGCGGCGAGCGAAAAAGCGAGGTCGGAACCATGACTGAGACTGAGATCATGGGGCTGATCATCTCCACTCTGCTCGCGGCCATCATTATAGCAGGATTAGCCGTCGACGCATGGATGAGCTGGCGCGACGGGCAGAGGCACAAGCGGCTGTTGCGCCATATGGACAATCGCAGCCGGGACAAATGGGACATGCGGGGGTAAATCATGGGGTCGGATTCAATCTGGCGCGTCTGTTATTGGGCACCCAATCAGCGCCTGCCTGATGGCTACGAAGTCGGTGCAGAATGGGGCGAAATCGGCAACGGCAATGTCGGTGTCGGATGCTACTATTTTGTGCACGAGGCCACGCGAACAATAGGACTGGCTCGCCGCACGCGCTGGGAAGCGCGACGGGATGCCATTGGACACAGCAAGGGTAACGACAGCGGCGTGTATGAGACAGCGAGAGGATAGCACATGGCCGGATGGATCAGAGGGCTCGTTGACGGCGTGCCAAACACAAGCAGGAGCGAGCGAGCCGAAGTTGTTAGCATACCGAACAGGGCGGTGGCTGATGTGTACAAGCGCATCGTTGAAAAGCGGCACGAAGCGCAAGCAATTGACGGTGAAATAGGGCATATTCTGCATGCGCTCGATGAACACCGAAAGGAAGCCGAACAGCGTGTTGACCGCCTCGGTAGGGAAAAGGACAAACTGCTTAAGGGCATGCGTGACGATCAGGACATCTGGCGGCGGATGTCGACGGACCTTGGCATTGACGTGATCTGGCCCGACGATCAGCACGACGACGGTAGCAGCACAGTACAGGCGTACAGACATGCGGATGAGGAATGATATGGCAATTATCGGGGTAGCACTTATTGCAATCGGCGTCGTGCTTCTGCTGCTGTCCATTGCCGCATCGGCAGCTGACTACGCTACGGTTTAGAGGGCGGGCGTCGACCCGGAGCGGGGCCGGGTCGACGCGCATACTCATCAACAAAGGAAAAACTCATGAACATCGGATCAGCATTTCCAGGCCAGTACATCAAAGCAGCAGACCTGCAGGGGCGCAAAATCAGCGTCATGGTTAGTCATGTTGCAATGGAGGAGATTGGCGGCGATCACAAACCTGTATGCTACTTTATGGGCAAAGATCGTGGCCTTGTTTTGAACAAGACCAACGCATCGATAATTGCGGAAATGCACGGATGGGAAACGGACGACTGGCAAGGCAAGCCGATCATCCTTTATCCTGCTAGGGTAGAGTTCCAAGGGCGTATCGTCGACGCTATTCGCGTTGAGTTGACTATTGCAAATTCGACGACACAAAAGCCTGCGCACCCCGCACCCGTGCAACCGCTTGCTGGTAATGGCTCTGCGCCTGTGCGGACAACAATTCCGGCAGCCGACATTTCGGACGATATCCCGTTTTAAGGCACCGGATATGAACATCACTAAAATTAAAGCCGAAGTAGCTACCGCAGAAAACATTTTGCGGCAGCTCCGACAAACCCACGATATAGACGATGACATGGTTTCAATCGTGATCGAGGGCGAAACCAATTTAGCATCAGTCATTGACCAAGCCATCAATCGGCGCAATGATCTGCACTCTATGATCAAGGCTATTGACGACAGGTCAAATGATCTCGAAGCACGCAGATACCGTTACAAAATGGCTTTAATTGCTATAGATAGCGCTTTACTGCTGGCCCTCGAAGCGACGGGCCAGCGCAAGATTGAGACAGCAGAATCAACAATTTTCCTGCAAGCTAGCCCGCCATCCGTAGTCATTACAGATGAAACAAAAATACCGGCGCAATGGATGCGCACAAAAGACCCTGAACCGAACAAAATCGAAATTAAAAAGGCTTTGATTAAGGGCGACCGCATCCCTGGGGCTGAGCTTAGTAATCAGTTTCAAACTATACGCATTAAGTCCAGATGACAATCTGACCTAGCGGCTGAGGACCCTGAATGACATGGGAGACAAACCGCGCGATCCTCCGGCTAGCAGCCAAGGTGCACATCGGGTCCGCCTTAGCCTCACAATCATGCAGACGGCTGAGTTAATCGAGTTTTTTGTTAATCGCGGGCTGACAAACGAGCAGATTTGCTTGTTATTGGATGTACACATTGAGTTTGTTAGGAGCGTGAAGTCACGCATGAGACGGCGGGAAAAACTATACGTTTTGGGATGCAAGAAATGATAACGCTTTGCCCCCACTGCGGATGCGAGCTAGACAAGCCGCCGCCACGCAAATTGCGTTCGGTGCCCCAGCACCGACGCGCGTTTGCGATGATCCGGGCGGCCTACGATCACTGGCCGGAGGCGCACGAGTTTATGCCCGAATCCGAGGAACACCTACGCGCATGGCTGATCTGCAAGGCGTCCTATCACACGGTTCAGACCATCGATCTAGCCGATACAGAGCCAGCTGCTGCCGTCGTGATGATTGCTGCCGCCTATGCCCAGGCTGGCAAATGGCACTTTACGAAAACAAGCGGCACGCGGCTTCATGTGTTTGCGCCTAAATCGATGTCATTTGACGCCATGCCGCATCATCAGGCGTGCACGCTGTTTGACGACATCGCAGAAATTATTGAGGCAGATATAGACCTTCGTATTGACGACATCATGCCGCCCGTGCGTGAACGACGTAGGACCGCATGACCAGCACGTTTTCACATCACAAGCGCAAGTCGATGACACCACAGCGGCATGCAGTTGGTTCGGCCAATCGCTCCATCGATTTTTGTCCATTCGATCCTCTCCTAGCCTACTCTCGTTTCGGTGCACTCGGATCGCCTACAGACCGCCGATAGCGCCGCCTGGAGCGCCGCCTGGAGCGCCGATAGGAGCGCCGCCAGGAGCGCCGATAGCGCCGCCTGGAGCGCCGCCTTGAGCGCCGCCGATAGCGCCGCCAGGAGCGCCGATAGCGCCGCCTGGAGCGCCGCCTTGAGCGCCGCCGATAGCGCCGCCAGGAACGCCGCATACACTCGCATTGCCGCACTCATCATTGCCGCGCTGGAATCGCTGCATCAAGAAGTGACGGAGTAAGGCCCATGGCGCAACACGATTGCGATATTTGCAGCGGCGCCGGCAAGATCCGGTTGCCAGTATATGGGCGCGTTCCTGCGGTCTATTCAGATTCGGGAGAAATCACGGCGAAACCTGCAGAAACGTCCAGGACGTTTGCGTGCCCTCAATGCGGGCCGAAGGTTGAGCATGAGCGAATTGCCCTCGTCTATGCGCGTGCGACGTGTGCCGCCGAATTCGTGAACGAACCCGGCTATGACGAGCATGTCAAAAGAGATGCAGCCCATCGGCTCGCTGATGAACTGCTGAAAGGTGGGTTCATCACGTATGCACGTTCATCTGTGGATGAGCTCAGGAGGACGTTCAAAATTACGTCTAAGCTCGGTGTGGTGTCACCATCCGCTGTTGCGACGATGGAAACCCGCATCGCAGAGCGCCAGGGCGATGTCGCAGCTAAGGTTGTCGATGAGGCGGTGCGCTTAATCGACACTTGGGGGTCGTACTACGGGCGCGAAACAGTGACCAAATCGGAAGCCGCACGCTTTGTGCGTGAGGCGCTTCGCAATGTCACTTCAAACCGGGAGACCTAATGCAGTGCCTCGACAATTTTGATCGTGAGCGTGGCCGTCAGAATTGAAACCGTCATCAGAGCAGCGAGCCAGAATACCGTGTCCCTCATCGCAAGATCGCCCCGATTACTTTTGCGGCGGGCTCTGTCAGTAGCCACCCGATGACCGCTGACAGACCTAGTAGGCACCAGCGGGCAATTTCCCTCACGGTCTGGATTTCGCTCTGGAAGGCCTCCAGTCTTTTGATTCTCACTTCGTGATCTTTGCTCGTGCCGGTCAGGCCGTTTTGGCCCGTGACGCCCCAGAGCGCCATGCTGACCATTGTTCGCCAGTCGTAGCCTGACGACGGCCTCTGTGATGGATCGATCATCAATGGTCATCGCCTCACCGCCCGAGCCCAGTGACATACGCGCCGACCAGTAGCAGACAGCAAACTGTTCCTCCGACTATATGGCCGCTCCAGCGCCCGAAGAACGGCCTGCTCGCGATGGCCAGCACAACAGCGCCGGCAAACATACCGACCAGATTTGCGACGATCGGTATCAGCAGACCATAAACCTGGATGGCGTCGGCAATGCCGTCCGAGCCCATGGCCAGCAGGTGCCAGCGGATTGACCACCACTGCTGTTTCACCGCCAGACAAACAAAAAAAACGGCTAGCATATACTGACTGAGACGGCCAATGCGCGGCAGCGTCTCAGTGCCAAAGGCCCGCGCCCGCGCAAACCACATGCCGGCCATCATCCATAACATGACCGTCAGCGGTGTTTGCACAGTCGCGTGGATGTCAACGAGCATTGGATGCGATCCTTTTAGGCGGGGCAGGACGCGCGCCACAGATGCTTTCATTCGATGCGTTGTTGCCGGCGATCTGCTCGGCCGTGCCGTCGGTCAGCACATCGCGCCGGCTGGGGTAAATCGGCCACCACGTGTCACAGAGCAGTCGCGGGTCAATCGCGGATGTATTTTGAGAGCACCCGGCGAGGATCAGTCCGAGCACGATCAGCAGCGCGCTTTGCCTTCGCATTGAGCTTTTTTCCTACGGCTTCCACGCGAGCACGCTCCTTTTTCACGCCCTTGACTTGCTGGCTGTATCCCCAGCCCCACAGCGCTAGCAGCGCGGCTGTGATGACGCCGACAATCGACAGGCCGCGACCGGCAAGAATGCTGATCATGATCGCCTCCGTAGCAGCACCACTGCCGCAATCAGCGCTGCCCCGAGGATGGCCGCCGGCCAGGCGTAGCTGTCCCAGGGCGGGGCCACGTCCTTGACCTGCTTGGCGACTTCGGTGGCTTCTTTTGTCTGAGCAATCGCCCCGCCGACGCCAGTGACGGCAACGCCCGTGCCGACGCTGACAGTCGTGCGGCTCGGTTTCTCCGGGCTTGGCTCCACTGCCTGAGGCATGTCCGGCTCGGCTTCGATTTCCGGCTCGTCTGGCTTGTCGAGGAACAGCGCGGCCTCGGCAGCGCGCCGCCGCACCAGGCCCTTGAGTACGCGACCGCCGCCCTTGTTCCACAAAAGGAACGCCTTCGCTGCCTGATCTAATCGGCCAGCATTGAAATGACGCAACACGGATGACTTGCTGAGCCCGCCGACGCCTACATTGTAGGCGAAGCTCACGAGCGCGTCGAACTGGCACTGGTTCATGTCGCACGTGACGAGCCGCTCAACGGCCTTCTCGAACTTGGCCAGCTCCCCCCGGAACATGGCTTCGCCTTCGTCCTCGGTCACGATCATGCCAGGCTTTACACCTTCCGTACACCCCGCATAAATCGTCCAGACGCCGGCCGGGCAACGGTACGCCTTGTACCGACCATCCGGCAGCTTCTTTAGCTTGCCTTCGAAATGGTAGATCAGGTCAAGACCGCGCTGAGATATCTGCATTGCTCGGCCCATGTTGCAACGACTTACGGTCCGTCGCCATATATCATTTGTATTTCCATGTCGGTTGTCGGTTCACGTCCGTATTGCTCGACAAACATTCGATAACGCATCAGATCCGGCGAGGTTTCCCCTTGCTGCAACGGCATATGCGGCCCCGGCCATCCTTCTCCCCAGTGATGCCCTCGAACACTGCGGCCATCCGGCTGAATCCGCGTTAGCATATCCCAAGCTCTACCGCCTGGCGTTCCCCGTTGCATGGGCCATGGTTGCCGCGCCCATACACTACGATCATTTTCTTGCGGCATCATGCTTTGATCAACATACTGATCAGCATACGTGTTGGGATTGACTTGCGCCAATTGCATCAGATTGTTGCCGCTGTTGCGTGGAAGATCCCTACGTTCTCTGCCATCGTTCAAGCCGTCGCCACCTGCACCAGACGGAACTTCATTGGGACGGCTGCCCCGAGGATACATCGCTTGATAAGACGGCGACGGCATGCGCGGATCAGGAAGCCTAGGATTGTATCTGTACGCATCAGGCTGCAATTCTATGAGGTTGTTCTGGTACCCTTCCGGCAACATGGGGTTAGACATTCCGCTGCCGGTTACACCTGTCTGATCAAGGTAGTAATCGCCGCTTTGCGGGTAGTACATATCATTCGGGTTTGTTCTGGAGAAATACTCACTACCGCGACCATGTAGAGGATTACGTGCCATTTCTCACCTCACGACCAGTCCAGGCAAGGTCATTTGCCGTTGTTTTGGGTTCATGTTTATACGCTTTTCAACCTCGCTTGATTCGATCTCTCCGGGCCGCTTGTCATAGATCGCTTTGAACGAACCATAATCAAAGCCTTCGATATCTTGGATTGCGTGCTGAATCTCATGAAGTATTGTTGACTTCAACGCATCGCCGCGCAAACGGCTATCGACATAAAGAACAAACGAATTTTTATCCCGGAAATATTGACCCTCAAGACCATCCTCACGCGGCTTTGCAAACACGACGCGAGATCCGCGAATATCTGGATAGTTTCCGTATAGCCCTTCGTGGTCGAATACGTCCCCTAAAGTGGCTGAACGCCCCGGAGACCATCCCGCCCTTGCCTTTGTCATTGGCAACTTCGTTAAATCCGGCAATTCCACCGTTGCCTCTCTGTCGTCAATCTCAAAGCGCCAATTGCCATCTTTTCCTTTCATCCATCCGGTGTCTTTCCAGACGCTGTCAGTATTCGCGCCGTCTTTAATCATCTTCTGCGCTCGCTCAAGAGCATCCGACGGCGCATTTTCTGCATTCTCACCACCAAATGCAGCATTTGCCGGATTGCTTATTGCTGCGGCAACAGCACGCTTGAGAGCAGACGTTACTTGCTTGCTGTCCTGATCATTGCCGGCAAGCCCACCTAGAGCCGCCAAATGCCGCCGGAACCGTGCCGTTTCAAACCCACCCCGTGCTGCCTCTGGAAACGTTGTCATCCAGCGCAACAGGCGCGGACTGGAAAGCACACGCGACAACGCCGCGTTCCCAGCAACGCCAGCCAAAACAGTCGGCAAGTGTGCCCACACGCCGGCAACCGTTACAATGTGCGACAATCGCGTTGGATCAATCGCAGGGCGCGGCCTGTCGCTGTTCGTATAGCGCAACAAGCGCTCGCCAACGGTGGCGTAGCGATCGAGCTGCGTTTGCAACGCCCTGGCCTCTGGCGCGGCAAACATCGCGCGCCGCGTTGCGTCTGGCAGGCTGCGATAGGCCGTGATGAACTGCTGCATGTCGCGTCCGCCGCCGCTCATATGCATCAGCAAAGCCGCAACGCCACGATTTGGGTCTGACTTTTCCGACATCACCCGCATAAAGGGACCGATAATCGCAACCTCGCCATCACGTGCCGCCCGCGCCAGGCGGTCCATGGCCTGGACTGGTTCCACATTCTCGCCGAAAATACGGCTAAGAGGACGACGCAATTCGTTGATGTAGCGTTCGTACTGCTGGTCGACACTACGCATCATCGATACGGCGCGCGGTCCTTGACCGGCATCGCCGGATTGGCCAATAACGCGGTAGTAATCCTCACGCAGAGCGCCTTCCATCCGCCTCAGAATGGCGGCATCTTCCGTGCGAGGCGTTCCGGGGAAGGGCGGTCGCTCGGCTGTACGTGCAGCGCGGCGGATATCGGAAAGCAACCGTTTGACGCCTGCCGGCCCCATCTGTGCTGCGCCGCGATAGCGAGCGGCGGCAATATCGGTAAAACGTGATGCAAGATCATCGCCAATACGGTTTCGCAAAAAACCAACAAACGCTGGCTTTAATGTTCCGTCATCTGCATATATGCTGCCAGTGAAACCACGCAAAGCCCTTGACTGCTTTGCTTCGCGCGCAACATCCTGCATCAACCGTGACGTGGAAGATTCAGCGTATCGCGTACCAAGAGGATTGAACTGGACGCGCGGCGTTTCCCGTCCTGCTAGCTCGTATGCAGCATCAAACTCTGTCGGGTACGTCTCACGACTGCGGCCAGCCCTGAAACCTACATCACCGGAATCAACCCGCTCTTGATATGCACGCTCCGCCGCTTGTTGCGCCGCGCGCGTCTCGGCATCTGCCCGCAATCGCGCCTGTTCCTGCAATCGCGCGGTTTCTTCAGAGGCTTCGCGTGCGGCCTGTGTCTGGCGTGCTTGGTAGTCTGCCCTCTGCCGTTGGAATGACGTTTGTTGCCCGGCCTCTTGTGCCTGTGCTTGCCGGAAATGTGTTTCCAGTGAGCCCCGTTGCGCGTGGAGTTCCCGAATTTCTTCCACGCGCTTCAATGCTTCAGCCTGAACTGAATCAAGATCGCGAATACCCCTGATTGCGTTTTGCGCGGCAAGGTACTGATCCGACGACAAGCCAAGCTGATCAGGCGAGACGCGGCCGGATATTTCAGCAACCCGACCATCCGACAATCGAGCCGTAAACCCTTGCCCGGTTGGCCTTACTTCAACAATCCCCGCATCGGCCAAGGCTTTGTTGATGTTGGACCGCTGCTGGCTTACGCCTTGTACAATTGCATTGTGCTCAGCGACGGATGCGTCAATGCGGGCATTGATGTCGTCAAGCTGCGAACTGAACTGCCGCACATATTGCTGTGCTTGTGGCGGCGCCGGCTCAGGCCCTATATCGCGCGGTTGAATGGGTTGAACAGGGCGCGGTGGGATCGGGTCAACGCGCGGTCGTGGCGGCATGAAACCGTCATCTGTCACCGGACCTGTAAACGCCTCGATATCCTGCCGCGTCATGCCAGAGATTTCATCAGACGAGCGCGAACGACGTGTGAGATTGTAGCGGAGATCATCTTGAACCATACGGCCAAGATCGCCTGTTTCGCGGCCGCCAACCGGCTGCGCTAGCGTATCTCTCAAACGGTTCTGGACCTGCCCAACGCCTTGCGCAGCGCGCGCGCTGATGGTTGCGCCGCCCGGCGTCACTTCCGACACGCGTGTTGCACCGGTCAACAGCCGATTGTCGGATACGGTTGCCGGCAACGGATCGGAAACGCCTGCATCGCGCATTTCTTGCAATCGTGCGGCGTTGGCATCGCGCCGGGCCTCTTGCCCCCTTTGGAGCCGCGCCATGCCGGTTCCGAGCCCATACAAAGCGCCGTATCCTGCTGCACCCATGGCGGCGCCGCCAGCCGCACCACTTGCCAGATCGCCAACCTGACCGGCCGTTGTGTCGGCGCGGCTTGATCCGAGCCCTTGCGCAGCACCATAGGCCCCGCCGTATCGCAATGCTGTCGGCAGCCCCTCCATAAAGGCTTGCGCGCCAGAGACGACGGGGCGCAGCGCCTCTTGTGCCGCAGCCACTGACCCTACAGCAGCTTGCCTCGGCAAAGAAGCCAACCCTTGCGCGGTCATACCCGCTGTTTCGCCAAGGACGCGCGCTGGGATGTTCTGGCGCGCTGCCGCCGTTCTGGCGTCCTCACGTGCGCGCGTTTCTTTGAAATCGCTGCCGGTCAACGCAGACTTTGCACCTGCTACGAGCGGGTCATACCATCCGAACGTGAGAGCATTGTTCATGTTGCGGAGAAATGATTCTCCGGTTCCAACGTTCTGCTGCTGCGGCTTTGGTGTCTGTTGCGAAGCGCCAGTAAGCACGCCACGCCGCACGAGTTCATCAACGGTGTCCTTGTGCTGCGGCGGCACAGCGTTACGACTCAGCAGCTCTTGGTATATGTCCAAAACTTGAGTATCAGCCACCGCCAAGCCTCTTAAGTAGTTCTTCCGTTGACAGATTGCGCAAATCTTCTTTTTCCGGTTTCTCACCGGGTAGAGTTCCCGCACCCATTCCAGCGGATGCCTTGGAAAATGCCTGCTCGTAACTTTCGCCGCCCTTCACGGCGCTCAAAAGCGTTCCATAAAACGCTTTCAGACGTTGTGTTTTTGATTTGATCCTGTCCGCACTGTCAAAAGGCTGAGGCCCGTAAGCATCCATAAAATTTTTCATTTCTGCCACGGCCACTGTCTTTCCAGACAACGCATAAGCTATGCCCATTGACGCCTGACGAAGATCCGAAAACGCTTGCCCTATCTCACCTTGGTTGATGCTACCTTGGAACGCCCTTTGAGGAAGCCCTAGAGGTGCACCAAGCAACGTTTTGGTTGCATTTCCAATCGCTTTTAAGTGCATGTTGGCGACGGCCTGCGTTTCCTTGTCGCCTTTGTAGTTCTTTTCTGCTAGGGCCTGCTCTCTTCCGTCAACACCATAAAAGTAGCCTGACCTTGCCGGCCTTCCGTTCGCATACGTCCAAAGACGTTGCGTTTCAACATACCGCTTCAACCGCTCCTGCTGTTCCGGCGTGGCGCTTTGCAAGACGCGCTGCCCTTGCATCTGCCGCGTGGCGTTCACATCCATGCGCCTATTTCTTCCGGCATCCGTTACGATGCCGGGCACTTCCGGCGATGTGACACCCACTTGCCCAAGCATCCAATTTTTCGACTGTTCCATCAAAGACGGTGCGCCCGGAATCGATGCAGAATCACCGGCTTGCGCAACTTGAACGCCCATAGGCCCGCTATCTTCGCGCGTCACTGTCAAGTCGTCGGTTGGACCGCCCAGCTTCATAGGAGGCTGCATATACCCAACACCGGGAACATTCGGGCCTTGTGGCATCAGTTCGCGTGCATCAACGCGCGGGCCTTCAAACGCATCCGGCGCAACAGATGGCACTGCTCCCGTTGCTTGGCCTTGTCCCGGCCTCACGATGTTGTCGTTTGCATCTAGGCCATATCCTTGCGCCACGATATCTGGAGCCGCCGTTGCCGTTTGAGGTTTCGATTTAGCGCCATAGTATCGGGCCTGTGCATTACGAAGGCCCGTTTGAGATTGCAGGCTTTGAATCTGCGCCTGCTTTATCTTCGTCCCAAGCGGATCATATTGCCCTGCCTCAGCTATGATCATGCGCGGCCCTGCAACGTGGTCATTCGGATCGACGCCGTTTTCCTGCAGTGCACCCGCAAGTTGCGGCGAAGCCTTCACCATGCGCTGCCACGCGGCTTGCCTTTGCCCTTCCGGCATCCCCTCGATGACCGAGGCACGGTTGGCCAGCGTCTTGACCTGCATGGCCTTCTGCTGCGATTCGAATTGCTGCTTTCGCATGCCGAATTGTTCGCGCTGCATGCCCATCTGCTCATCAGCACGCGCGTTTGTGATGTCTCGTTGACGCCGCTGGTTGATCGCGTCAAAGCCCTGGTTGATCGGGCTCAGGTCAAGCAGCTGGTTGCCTGGGTTGTACCCAGGAAGGCGCATCAGGGCGACCATGCGTTAGACCCTCGCTTGAGGTTTGTTCGGATAAAGCGTTGAATAACCCTTCATGGCTGTGCCTGCCAGGCTCATCAGATTATTCAACCCAGTGTTCCGCGTCCCTGCCAACGCGTTGCCGTAACTGATCCGGTTGGACGCGAGTTGCTGACCTTGGCCATAAATCAGATCGGACAGGTTTTTCGCGTTCTGCTGACCGTAGTTTGCAAGCTGTGTCCCGCGTGACGTTGCGTTGTTCGCCAACGCCGCATTGCCGCTCATCTGGATGTTGCTGATTGCGGAGCCGCGCCCCACGTCGAGATTGCTCAACCCTTGGCCTAGCCCCGTCTGGATACCGGCTAGGCTTTGTCCCGTCTGCATGCCGTACCCTGCAAGCTGATTGGCAAGGCCAGCGCCCTGATTGGCCTGGCCGGACAATCGATCAAGGTAAGAGTTGAGATCCTGCGACCCACGCTCCAGTGATGCCCGCGACAAGGCAAGCGATTCTCGACCAGACCCGCCTAGCCCACGCGCGTTGTAAAGGGACATCAACTGCTTGTTTGCAAGGCTGTCGCGGAATGCCCGAAACGGATCATTCTCCGCATACGTTGAATAGAATTCCTCTTGCGATGGCCTGCCATTGATGCCCAGCGCGTTGCTGTAAAGACCTTGCGCGCCGTAGCCTGCCTGAATAAACGGATCAAGGGTCGTTGCCGCGCGATCATAGCCCCCTTGAACCGACGCCTGGGCCTGTCCGAACAGATCCCGCAGATTGTTGCCGGCCGCGTCATAGCCGGTGTTGATGGCTCCAGTCGCACCCGTGATGCCGGCGTTGATGAAATTTCCGGCCGAATCATAGCCCGTGTTGATGTCCTCACGGCCGCCCGTCGTGGCGTTCCTCAGAGCCTCGCTTGCCTGCCCATAGGCATTATTCAGATAGCTTTGTGCATCAGCGTTCGCCGTAGCCATATCGCGACGTTGCGATTTGCCAAAGAAGCTGTCAAACAGTCCCATTTCAGGCCCTCAAACGAATTTGCCAACAAACAGATTATACTGGAATGTCGGCGCTGTGATCGTGATACTTCTTACAAGTGCTGGACTGTCACCAAAGATGAACGGCGGGGCGATCATCGCTACACGTTCTTGCAGATATACGCCGCCACCGGACACATAGAACGTATACCCTGCATAAGCAGATACGGCCGGTTGTGTCGCAAAGAACAAATGCACGTAGGTTCCGCCGGCATTGAACCACCCGATGTTATGCAGCCCCCTGCCGTCGCTTGTGGTGACGAAAAACGAACCCCGCACTTGTGTTGCGTCAGATGACGACGCGCCAAGATAATGCGCCGTCGTTACGTTGACGTTGGTATAACTGCCGTTCTGCTGTGTTGCCGTGTGACCAGATAAAGCCTTCGTCCCGGTCAACGTACTGCCGGCAATAAAATAACCTTCGTCCGTGTCCAGCTTTGCATTGCCTGCCCCATCCGACAGGATCATGCGACCGGCAGACGCAAAAAAGCCCATGCTAGACCGTCACCCGAACGTAACTGGGGTTCGTTGTCGGGGCTGAGTCGCCGGGGTATGCAAACGATTTCGCATTGAGCCCCGTTGACCATCGCCAGTTAATGCCGTTGTTTCCAGAAAGCGTTACATACCACGTTGGACCTTCAGCCATTGCAACGCCGCTTGCATCCGTCCGCACATAATCATTGTTCGTGTCGAACTTGCCGCCCCCAAGGATAACGCGCGTTGGACTGATTGAAACCGTTGTCGTCATAGCGTCACGTCCGTTACCCAGATTTCATAGCCGATATTTACGGCCGGCCAGATCCCACGCGCTTGTGACATCTCGTTGATGATGACGTAGGTTGAATTGGCGCCAAGGTGTAGAATGCGCTGATATCCTGTGTTTAGCGTGTCGCCGCCTAGTGCTGCGGTTCCATCCACCACAGGCACGCTGCCGAGAAACGCCCAATCAACACCACTGCCGCCAATCGATGTAATGCGACCCTCCACATATGGAATCGCCCCACGGCCATGTGCATAAACGTTTGTTGCCGCCGACCTGAAAGCGCCCGCCGACATCGCCGGCAGGGTAATCGTTCCTGTCACCTTTGCTATTACGCTGATGCTGTCGAGATCAGAATGGAACTTCAGCCGTGAGATGTTGTTCGTTGGATCAGTGAACGGATTATCGTTGCCTGCCGTGTAGTCGTATATGGCCACCTTTCCTGTCACGCCATCACATTTCAGCCGCATCGTCATGTTGTTATCGTGATGGTTTTATTGTTCAGGTCAATGACGAAGTTTCCATCAGATGACTGAAGAACACCGGCCGTTATGGTGCCAACGTCAGCTGATACAGCGTCGAGGCTGTCAACGTCGATGTGACGTGCGAGAATAGTCCCGTCCACGACAAGGTTTCCGTTGATGCCGACCGTCGAAACACCATTGACCAGACCGACAACAAACGCCTGAACTTCAGTCAGATCATCCGCAGGGTGAACAACGATAAACTTGTCAGCCAGAATGCCAAAGCTTGATTCCGTTGCTGACCCATCCAGCTTGATCGCTGCCGTAACACGGTTGTTTATGTTGACATCAACGCCCCACTTCGCGCCGACCTCGTCTACCGTCGTTGTAATCGTTGATATGGCGTTTTCCGACGATCTCACCGTCTCGAGCAACGGCTTGATAAACCGATACCAAAGCGGGTTCCACCGCCTCGCCCGGTCAACAACGGGCTCAGTGATCGAGGGAAGGGCGTTCGTTGTGTCAGCCACGGACAGCCTCCGCATTCACCGACAAAGCTAGAGCGCCCTTTGATGCCGATGTCAGGCTAACGCCGGGCGTGGTGTCAACATAAAACGCGTGGAACCGCATCGGATTCGGGAAGGCATGCACTGGCGGCGTTACCACCGTCATAGCATTACCCGTTGCGTTCTCGATTACCGCATTAGACAACGCGATTTCAAAAACCTTGCCATCCTCTTTCGACTGGCCAAGCCGGTTGAATTTAACCCGCGTGGTTGTATCCCCGCTCGCGCCAATCGCCTTTGTTCGCGCGCTTGTCCAGGTGTTGCCCCTGTCGTCTGAATGCCGGAGACTGACCGTCGTCGCGCTTCCCGGCGTGATGCTCGTTGACATCTGATAGAGTGCGGCGGAGGAATAATGCCCTAAGATCGTGCCGCCGTTGAACTCAATGGCGTCTGCGATCTGCCAGCGAGCAATGCCGGAGCTTGTGCGCTCGTGCCAAAATCCGGTTGTCGCGTCATATTCCCATGACCAATCCGTGCCGCACAACGTGTAAAACACGTGACCGTTGCTGGTATGGGTGGAGCCCCGGATAGCGGCCGGCGAGGCTTCCGCGCGTATCACCCTATCCAGGGCCGGCGGGCTGATCTTGCGCGCGCTATAGCCGTCGAGCATCATGACCCCGACCGGGGCTCCATCCGTGTTCGTGCCGATAAAAATAACCGTTTCGACCAGCACGCCATCGATTGACGCAACGAGGTTCACCATGCTGCCGCCGGCGTAGCAGCCAAACGGCGACGATGTGACCCGCTCGAATGGAAAATCCGCCGCGCCCGTGTTTTGCCAGAACTGCATTTGACCCGTGCCAGCCATAACAACGTCTCGACCGCGCACGATGCCACGCACGAGCGTCATATACGTTTGCACGTAATCGACCGGATCAAACGCGGTCCAGTCGTCAATTGTCGAAATGTAAAACTCGCCGTTGGACGCCGTGATAATTGCATAACCATCCAGCGTGCACAGCGAATTGAACAGGCTGGACGATATCGCAGCGTCAAGCGATGGCGTCACGTCCGAATTGGCCCGATAAACCTTAAACACGGCATCAGAGGTGACGAACGCCACATCAGCGTCCGTATCCCGTCTGTTGCGCGCCCAATACGCTATGCCGCTTGTCGCGACCGCGCCCATATCTGTTGCCGTACCGCCGGTATTGACACGATTAACGCGGCCACCTGTCACCACGTACAACGTCGTATCGTCCAAGTTGAGCATGCCACGGACAGCACCAGCCCCCGACCCGGTGAGCGTCGAAAACGACGTGAACCCGTCACACGCGTAGATTTGCCACCTGGATTGCGCCTCTTCGCCAGCGTCTTCCGCGTAGCAGTTCACAAGCCGCGCCGCGAAGTCTGATCGCCCGCTGTTCGATCTCACCCCGAGGCTAATGGGCACTTGCGGCATCAGTAATAAACCGCCTTGTTGGGTAGCTTGTCGGTCGGTATTTGCACGTGCCGCTTCAGTCGTTTCAGGATGTAGGCTTCCTCAACTTCCCGCTCTTGCGCCGACACGGGCTGGCCAAACGCGCCCCTCACTTCCAAGCTGATCAAGTCGCGCAAGATGAGAAAGACCGCATCCGGTATTTCAGCCGACGGCCAGTAGGTATACTCGCTGCCGTAAGCTGACAACTCCGCCCATTTGTCATCATAGATGCCCTCAACATAAGTCAGGTCTGCGCTGTCTGGCGTCTCGGACGCGTCCACCACAGCTAAGTGACGGAGCACTGCCGTTGCCAATTCTGTCGCGGTTTTCATAGTTGGTACTTCCGAGACGAAACGTCATAGAACGCAGACGCCTGCACTACGAATTGCCCCTCTACCGCCACCGCTGTTCCGTCCCCGGTCGATTCCCAACGGTAGTTCCACCGCCCGGCAACGTCCGGGACGTAATCGCAGAAGTAATCACCCGTGTCGTCGCGTTCCAGTTCTGCATTGGTGCCGTATACATACGTTGTCGTATCGCCATCCGGGCTGTAAATCTTAAGAGTCACCGTTGTCGGATCAACGTCTGTGTAGTCGTCGTTCGTGAACTGCACGGCTAGCCGTAGCGTTGTGTTGACGGCATGGCGTCCTGGTGAAAGCATGCTATCCCCAATGCACCTTTACCTGCGTGGATGGTCGACCAACGCGAACCTTGGCTTGCGCGCCGGCCCTACCGTTGCGCGGGAACGCGAGTATTTTCCTGCTACGTCTCGATAGATCGGTGGCAGGCCCTGTTACTGTGAACGAACCAACGCCCGCAATGACAACGCGGTCCCACTTCAGAACTGCGTTTTGACCTGTCCACGCGAACGCGCCAACATCAGCTGACAAAAATCTGTCGGCTGTTATGCCAACATCGTTACCTGTAAGCGTGTACGCTCCTACGTCCGATGGCAGGCTTTTGCCAAGACCAAATAAGATATCCTGCCCAACAAACGTAAATGTGATATTTTGTACGGACTCAACATTCGTCGCTTCGCCAAACGCCACTTCGCCAAGAGCGGCAAACATAAATTGCGCGCGTTGCGTGACGCTGACCTGATGCGACGGGTAAAGCACACGCGTGGCCAATAGGCCCGACGCAACACCACCAAATAAAAATGAGCCAGTGGACGCTATAACGGCCAGGTCACGCTTAAACCCTACGGCTTGCCCGGATACAGAGAACGCGCCCGCACCCGATACAAGATTGTATCCAATCGCCAAGCCTGACGACACGCCGGTTAGTGTAAACGCTCCGGCCGACGCGGTCACACTGTACGCGTTAACAATAACAGCCTCGACTTGACCTAGCGAGAACTCGCCTAGTGCTGCGTGGCCAAGCATTAGCCTGTCACTTTCTTATCAACGATCCTAATGTCAGCTATTGCATGCGTCTCGACGTATCTAAGGCGCGCTTGCAGATCAAGTACCGCTTTGGCCATGGCGTCCAACGTGTCCACCACATCAGCCGGCAACTTTTCTTCGCGAACCTCTACCGTTCTTTCGACCTGCTTGCGGCGCTTAATCTGTTCCTCAATCGCGTCCGCAACGGCCTTATGTCCAGTAGCTGTCATCGGCGTAGTCAGACGGAATCGGGTTCATTGCCTGAAGTGCAAACGATCTGGCCCATATTAGTTGCCTAACCTCCGCCGCCTCCAACATCACGGCTTGCCATTCAGGGGCCGTCACAAGAGCCGGCCCCGTATTGGTGACAATCGCGATTTGCGTTAATGTGTCCCCAAGGTCAACAAGGGCGTTAGCGTAGTCGATCACGTCTCTCCAGCCTTCCATATCCGCCGACGATGTTCCGATGTGATGCACCCCGCGCGCATCTCCAAAATCGTAATCAAAGCCTAGCGTAAGACGGCGGGTTCTCTCTATTACAACATCATTAACGGACGTGCTTGCAACGGTCGGGCTATTACCCGCATCCACCCACAACACGTATTTTACGTAGTCGCGATTTTTTGCATCTTGCGGGATAAAAGCGCCGTCAGCGTCTCTTATCAGACACCCGTTTGATATTGTATACATCGGATCTCCTAAAGTTCTGCTTCTGCCGTGTAATGAATATAGTACGTGTGGCCAACTGTTGCAGCTCCAGCGATGTATAAACCAAAAGAACTTGACCCCACTCCAATCGTAGCAGACGGGATGTCAGATGAATTTGACGCGTTACGCCATTGATTATTGGCAGCGGAAGGGTTGTATGTTGTAACTGTCGGGCTTGCAAACATCACAGGATAAAGATCAACGGTCATAGACATTGCATTCGTTGTCGCGGAGAAGCCTTGAGTAGCTAATACGTTTACTGTTCCTGCGTTTTGTGCAGGGGTTGTGTCGATTGCAAAGGATTTTCGAAAATAACGACTGCACCTGATCAAATCTTCTCCAAGTGGCACCTCGCTATAATCTGACGCTACGTCGCCAATTTCCAGTTTAACATTCGCTAAATGTAGCGTATCTGATACGGTTCCTGTAAAACCATCCGACCAAATAAGCACCGCGACATTTGTGGCACTTGACGTGTCGATGGTACCACTAACTGAACACCTAGCCCAAGATGTTGTTACACCAATATTTGCCGGAGTATTTTCGGCGGTCCAGTTTGTTGCCCACGTTGGCGTTGTGTCCTCAGCACCCCACCCAGAAACCACATCAGACGTTACGGTGTCAGCCGTTGAACTCCAAGAAAGAATAACTGCTTTAATGTTATCTAGCCGACCTGCGGCCGCACTATTAACTTTTGCATAAAATGACAAGGTGACTATTTTTCCTAGCAGCGGGCCGCTATCGCGCGCTTCAAGGATTTGGCAAATACCAAATTTTTTTGAGGCGGTTTGCACATCCATCTTATATGATGCGTAGGCACCATCCGGCCTATCACTTGTATCCCTCGATACGTCAACAACATCGTTCGATTTGCCGCCACTATCCCCGCTGAGCAATATCCATCTGTCTGCCGTATAAACGTCATTTGCGTTTGACGTTCCTCCGGCTAGAGACGTGCCGCGCTGCCAAATGCGCATACCCCCGTTTGACAGAAAATTGTACCCTTTTGTCCTACCCTCTAAGTCTTCCGCTGATGCTGTCACAATAACTTGAGCCGTCCCGCTTAGACTGATCGCCGACCCTGAGTTAGTGCTTGTCAGGATCGTATCTCGGCTTAGCGTCGTCCCGCTTGACGTATACGTGCCGCGACCAATCTCGCTTGCGGCGCCATCCGAAATAGCATAGGTAACTACGTCACCATCGGCAACACCAGCAGACGCAAACGATAAAAAACCGCTGATCGCAGATCCAAGCGTTATCGTTCCCGTGCCCGTCGTCGCTGTCGACATCCGGGCCAGATTGAAAAGCTTTGCCATTAGACCGGCGACCCCGTCTTGCCGTTTAGCGCCCGCGCCATTGCGCCGCGTTCCATGTCGATCTCAAACAAGCCCGTTTCGGCTTCCTTAATCCTGCCGTTGACGTCACGAAGCTTTGCTTGGGCCGCATCGCGTTCAATAAGCACCTTATCGCGTTCTGCCTTCAGCGGTGCCGACTTGGCCAAGATTGCATCTCGCTCTTTACCAAGGGCGTGAAATCTGGCTCGCATCTCATCTTGTGTCATGTGTGCCTCTAGGCCAGTGTTAGAACGCCGCTCGATGCGTCAAAATCAACCGTAAACGTCTCTGTGTCCTGCAACGTGATGCTGGAGCCGTAATCCCAATAGCCTATCAGGGGGTCGGCCGGAGACGTCGGTGTATCGGAATAAAGCGTGGCATACCTAAACGGACCGATTGTCCCACCGCTCGCCGTGAACACGCTATCAGCTAGCACAAGCTTGTACGTGCCGGACGTTTGCGCTGACGATGATGTGGTGATGGTGTTGCCGCCGGCCGTGTACCCATTGCCGGTTGATATCTCAGTGAGGTTGGCGAACACGGTGTTGGTCGAAACGGGCGCCGTATTTGTGAGGCACACCTTGAGCGTATCGGCTCCAAGATCAAACACCCCTTCCGCCAGATACTCGACAAAACTTTCGAATTTATTGAACGTTGCCATTGATCATCCCCGCGAGAGCAAAGCGGGCGGGGTTGCCCCCGCCCTGCCGTGTCAGGTCATGAAGTAGAACAGATACACTCTAACGGTTCCTGTCCCGCCAGCGTTTGCTGCCGCGTTGGCCTCTATTTGTATCTTGGTATCGGCGGCAAAATACTTCGGATCGACGTAGATTTGCAGACGTTGATTGCCCGTGTGAAGCTCCGCTATTCCGTCGCCTGTCAGCACGCCGGAGTTGATCAGACCTGCTGCTGAAGCTGCGTTGCCGGCATCCGTCAACGTCTCTCCGGTGAGCGGGTCTTTCCACGTGGCTGCAGCACTGGTGCCATTCGCAGCCCAGCCCACATCCATATCCAGCGTCTCAGTACCGGTGTCGAGATCATCCGCGACAAACGCGCAAGCGACGACAACAGAGTTGGCCGGGATGTGGCCTAGCTCAAAAATATCGCCGTCTTCCACGTTCGCCGCGATTTCGTAATAGCCATTCCAGATTTTCAGGTTTCTGGATAGGCCATTGGTTGCGCCAAGCGCAAGCGGCGATTGGCTGAGTGTTTCAGCTACCATCGTTCTAGTCCTTTCAAAGTGTCAGCGATCAAGCGTCGGCAGCGGCAGCAAAATAGCCGGTCACAATGCCGTGGTCTTTGAGGTCGGAGGTGTCGCTTGTGCCTGAGCCAAAGCGCATCTTCTCGACCTTGTACCACTGCTTGATTGCCAGACCCATGCTGCGCTTATAATCGAACTCGTCTTCGACCGTCTTTGGACGCATTGACCATGCCATCGCCAGCGCTTGCGCTCCGCACAGATAGCAAGGCCGGATAACGGCCGAAGATTCACCGACAGCGCCGAGGGTTGGAATGTCCTCGATCTCGTAAATGTAGACGTTTTCCCAGACGAAGTCCGCGCCGGTAAACAGCTTGTTGCTGTCACCACGCGGGCCTGCATCACGAACCGCCGTGAGGAAGTTTGAATCAAGCAACAGATCACGAACCATTTGCGTCGGGGCAAACAGCACATAGCCATCCGAGCCGCCGATGCTGTTTTTCGGACGAACCGGACGCACGCGCGGGTTTGCCGCCTTTGCAATCCGCTTCATCAGAGACAGGTTTGCCGCCGACATTTTTTCCGTAGACGCAACGCCGCCAAGCGCGGCGCTATGGTCCGCGTTGTAGTTGCTGATCGCTGAACCAAACAGCACGCGGTCAACATTGTCGACACACCAGGCATCGCGCGCGGTAGCGTCAGCATCGGTATAAGCCGAGCCGTTGATAGAGCCGAGGGCCGTGATGATGTTGTCGCGGTCCAGCTCCATGTTCCAGTCCATCAGAACATCCCGATGGGCCTGCCGAAGATCGATGGCTGTTTTCTGTGCCTCGAAAGCCGACCAGCGAACCGCGTGGCTGTACTCGCGAACGGTCAGCTTCTGCGAACGCAGCGTAAGGTCTTCTTCCGCGCCCTCAAGCGTGTCGCCCGCGCCCTTGGCCGTTCCGGTCAGCCGGTTGGCAAGGGTGAAAGTGACAGAATCGCCGGGCTTTTTAGTCAGGTCCTCCTTGACCTGAATCATTGAGTTTGTGCCCGTCCCCATGAACTTCTTGAAAAAGTTCTGGTTCAGGTACTGCGTGAAATATTGCTCGTCCCACTGTTGGACCGTCAAACCAGTGGGAACAGTCGTGGTAGCCATCTGCTATCCGTCCTTATCCTAGGATGTCTTCCAAGGACGCAGGCCCCGAGAACCGACCCCGATCATCACGGGGCTGAGCACTCGATTGCTGCGCCAGCGATTTAGGAACGGGCGCACGTGACGGCTTGGGTTGCTGTGCAGGTTGCTGACCATCACCCATGCCAAGCTCGGCCATGATTTCGGCCTTGAGCTTGTCGCGGTATGACTGCGGATCATCAATCTCCTGCAACAGCTTTTGCTTTCGGCCGATTTCGTAGGCAACCACACCGGGAAGCTCTGCGTTGACGATCTGATGCAGTAGCATTGGATCGTTTTTTGCCACTTCAACAGCGTAATTGACCACTTCATCGTAATCCGTATGCCTCTCACGCATTTGCATGTCAGAGATCATTACACCTCGGCGATATTCCCGCTCACGGATTTCCGCCAGCGACCGTTGGTGCATGGTCTCAAACATACGCTGCTGATATTGCATCGCGCCGACCGGATCTAAGATCGGGTCGGGGATTTCGTCCGGCTCGGGGTAGTGTTGTGGCGGCGGCTGCTGCTGTTGCTCCATCCGCTGCTCGAACTCTTTAACCCGTTGTTCAAAAGCCTGCCGTTTTTTGCGCTCGTCCTCTAAGGCCTTGCGTGGCACAAGTGGACCGTCATCAGGGGCAGAATGCCGAGGTTGGCTTGTATCGGCCGGCGGCTCCGATACGTCAAATTTATCGCCCGTTTCCGGTGCCTCCGCTGCAATGTAGTCATCCATCGCAGGCGCAGCACCCGGTGCCTCATCCTCAATCATCTGCTCTAGTGTGCGGTCATCCGATGCCATTTATGGCCCCCATATCGCCCGACATGCCCGGCGGCGGCTGTTGCTGCTCAAAATCGCCCGTAAGCTCCGGCGGCGGCACGCTTGCACTGGATTCGATTCGCGGCTCTGTAATCACCCCTTGGGGCAAGGCCGCCATGTCAGCTTCAACGCTGGCTTTCAGCGCGTCCGCTCCCAACTTTTTGATTTCTGCCCTGATCTTTTCGACAGAAGCGCGCTTTTCTTCCATCTCAAGCGCGGCCAATTCCTGCTGCAGCTGCAGCTGTTCCGGTGTCGCCTGCGCGCCTTCCAGCTCTTGGATTAATTGATCCTTGTTCCGTAGGCTGCTTGCCTGCAGGTAGACCTTTGGCGGGAACGTCACGGCCGGAGCAAGCTGAACAAGCGCCTGGAATTGTTCTTCAGCCACGTTGGCAACATCCGGCACGTTTTCGATTGTGATATCGACGTACATTTGCGTCGGCTGGTTTTCGATCCGCATAACTTGCTGCATTTGTGCAGACATCATCGGATCGGCCATTGCGCGTTGCATCTCTTGCTGGATCAATTCCGGCGGGTTGCCGCTGGCTTCCAGCTGCTTAGCCATTTCCTCCGCAAACGTCACACGCCGATTAAAACCAACAAAGCGGACGTTCTTTTCGTCGTCTGTTACGCGCACCCACCATTCTTCGTCCTTGTACTGCCGGATCAGCGACCAGATGCCTTGATAAACGCGCTTTTTGAATCCGGCGTAGCGATCAAACAGCACACTGATTTCCGTCTGACCGCCTTGCTGGTTAGCAAGGATTGCCCGACCACTTGGGGCATTGTCTTCTTTGCCCTGCAACGCCGCATTCGGCCCAAGTAGCTCAATCTCGCTCTTGGCTTCCTGCAGCATGGTCAATTCAGCCGTAAGCTGATCGGGATTGGCCAGGATCTCAAACTGAAAGCCGGGGTTTGTCTCTACCCAGCCATCCGGCTTAGACAGCTCTTTGCGGGCGATGTCGATATCATCCACCGCGCCGCGCTCTGACCGGACTTGCCGCATGCTGAGCCGGTGCAGCGCCTTGGAGCGGCGTTTGTTAATTTCGTCCTGCACCCAGACCATCGAACGCACGAGGCCGTAGCGCTCATTTTTGCGGTTTACGAACGCAGACTGCAAGAACATCGGGCAGAAGCTCTTGCCGTCCTGATCGCGAAACGGCACCTCCATGCTTTCCAGCTTGCCGCCCTTCGTGTAGATGCACTGCCACCAGGTGCCGCGCTCCAGATGATACATCTGGACAATGCGCACCCGCTTGCGGCTCCCCCCAGAACTCCACCGCTTCCACTCGGGGCGGTCATCATATGTCTGCGTGCTGGTTCGCTCGGCTAGGGTGGCGTCTAGCGCTTCCGTCGCGTCGGGCCATTTAGCAACGGCATCCTCGTAGTCCATCCAAAGCACGCCACCCATGTAGCGAGCGTCAGAAAAATCCATTTTGCGGGAGTGCGGATCATAAAACAGCCGATCCCAATCCCAGCCGACAACCTCAAGCTTGTTGTTTCCGTCCGCTTGCTGCTCAATCACAAGCTCAATGCCGCCATACCCCTCTATGAGCATGTTTTCCCAGACGGCGGACATCCTCACGTCAAGCTCTGTCGAATCCTCGACATAGCGCAGTGCGTCTGTTGCAGCCCCGGCGGCATCCTCATCTTGCGGCGTTCGCGGGAAACAGCGCGGATCTGTCCGGTTCGTCGCTTCGAACCCGATCAGGTAGTTGATTTTAGGCTGTATGCGGTTAATGATCACATCGGGCTGACCGCGCCGACGCAGCTCTGCCGTTTCTTCGGCCGTCAGCTGCTTGTGATCGTAATAATCGCGGTCACGCTCCGAATACTTGCGCGCATCCTCGCTGACCTCTTCCGCGTCCTCAAACCAATCGACAAGCCGCTCGAGTGGCGTTCCGTGTTCTGGCCTGTCGTCGTTTGTTGGCCGAAGTGCTAAAGCGTTTTCCAACTGCTTTTTTCCGTTTCTCGCCGCGCGAACGCCTGCCGCCATCGATCAGCGGGCTGCTGTCGATCAACCTTAGCCACGCGGCCGGCTGTCATGGTGTCGAGCATCCGACCAACAAGGCCAAACGCGTCCACTTGGTCATCATGTTTGCCGGCGGGGAACGTCAGCAACTCCGATACAAAGTCCGCGACCCACGGCGCGTTATGCGGCAGATAGACCTTACCCATCGCAGCGCGGGCTTGCACAGCACGGCTTCGGGTTGGCTTGTCCGCAACCGATGTCATCTGTTCACGGTGAGCGTAGGTCTTACGTTCCCGCATCCTCTTGTCGATAAACGGGCCTAGAGATTTGACGATTTGGCCTTGTTCTTCCGCCCACGTGAGCGGCTTGTACTTGGCCACAAGATCGATGAAAGCCTCAATCCAGTGGTGGCTTTCCGTCTGTCCCCGCCAAATGTCGATGACGTACAAATTGTCATCTGGATCGATGCCGGCCACGAGGTGCACCGTGTAGTCACCCCCTTTAGCCGTGACCGCGTAGTCCGAAGCGCCGTAGTACCGAAGATGAGCGGGCGGCGTGTTGTAATAGCGGAACCACTCTCGCTTGAAATAGTCACCTTCGTCGGGCGTGGGCTGCTGCTGATACAGTGCAGACCAATCCCGTGACGGTAATACTGATCTGTACCTCTCCAGGACAGGCAACGGATAAAAATCAGGCCACAGCGCTTCGCCGGTTTCGTTAATCGCCGGCAGGCTCAACACATCCCACGTATCGCCGCCGGTTTGCTGCTCGGCGAGCAGACGGCCGGACAAATCATCCTCATGCCACCGCGTTTGAATGACGATGATACGGCCACCGGGCGCTAGCCGTGTGTACGCGGTCGATGTGTACCAATCCCACACCTTGCCGCGCTGTAGCTCGCTATCGGCCTCTTCACGGTCTTTCAGCGGATCGTCTATTAGCAGGATGTCAGCACCACGGCCTGTGATGGCTGTACCGACACCGGCCGCGACGTAGCCTCCGCCCTCGTTTGTGCTCCACCGGTTTGCTGCCCTGTTATCGTCTGCAAGCTGCTCGCCGTACAGCCGGATGTGTTCGGGGCTGCTGATGATGTTTCGCACCTGCCGCCCAAAGTCGGTAGCAAGGTCGCTGTTATAGCTCGCTGCAATGATGCTAGAGCGTGGATTCTGACCAAGAAACCACGCAGGGAAACGACGGGATGCGAGCTCGCTCTTGCCATGCCTCGGCGGCATGTTGACCATTAGCCGGTCAATCTCGCCGCGCGCGACTTGCTCCAGTTTGTGAGCAATCAGCCGGTGATGGTCTGCTGGTATATACTGCTCAAACGTGTACTCAGTGTAAGCTATCAGGCCCGACTTCGCCCTCCGCCGCGCCAGCATCTCCTGTGCTGCGGCTAGCGGATCTAATGATGTGCTCAAGTTCCGCGTCCGTTAGATCGCTCACGGTCCGATTGTCCGTGATCTCGGCTTTGACCGTTGCCAACTTCGGATGGACATACGGCGCGGCGTCCACCGCTAGGCGGCATGCTTCTTCTTCTTTGCCATCGTGCCATCGCTTGCGCATGGTCTCCAAAAGCACCTCAAGTGGCGTGATGTCGGCATTTGCCTTGACCCTCACCCTTTTGAGCATTCTTTGCCGCTCAGGGTTGAGTTTCTGGCCCTTTTTCCGTCCCGCACCTGGCCTAGGTCCACCGCTTGGCATTGCAACTCCACTTTTGATTTCCTGTGCCTAAATCAAAAAGAAATCAATTCTCTTTGATTTCTCTGGCCCACCTGTCAAAATCCGCCGCGATTGCAAATAGTTGCGCGTTTGTTGGATTCAAAGCGCAATGCGAGTTGTAGGTGTATCTCTGCCCACCGGTGTGCATGACAACATTGATGTAGTACCACCCACCATTGACGCTTGGCTCACAGGTTGCCCCATTTATGGCTAGGGTGTTTAGTATGTCGGGTGGCTCTCTAGGAGGCTTATCGATGTCGTCCATAGCTGTACTCGCTGCCCTACTTGTTGCTTCTACGCCTGTTCCTCAAGTCAGCTTAAAGCCGACGAAGGTTAACTTCATGTGCGGGATTAGACCCATTCCGCCGATAGGATGTCAGGTTGGAGCTTGTGTGTGTGACGCGAGCGGACGGAACTGCTCTTGGCAGATGATCTGCCGTTAGGCGGCAATTGCGTTTGATCTGGTGTTTTGCCTGATCATGTCGGCAATGGTTGTGATTGAGACCTCACGCTGCACCGGATGCAATGGCGTGACGACGGGGGCGGGTGGTGTTTCACGTGCAACGGTGGCAGGATTGGTGCCAGTAGTGCCGGTTTCGCGCCAGCCCATAAACCCAATAGACCCGAGCAGGATCGGGCCGATAAAGAGGCCAACGCTTAGTAGACCTTTGATACCGCGCGATGTCCATTCCGTTGCCGTTTCGTCTGGCTTTAGCGAGACAGTCGCCCAGCCAGCAAAGAAGCCCGCCTGTGCTTTGGCCGGGTCCACCTGCACTGTCTGCGTCTTAGCTTCCGCCTTGGCTTTGGCGAGACCGCGATTCGCAGCGGCTATCTTAACATCGAGGGCGGCCAGCTCTTTATCAATCAACTCTTTGCTTTCCAGCGTGCCGATTTTCTGGCGTTGGGCTTTGACCTGATCCTTGATCGCCTCACACTTCGGGCCACACTTAACGCGCGCCGCTTCGCGCGCCGCTTTGTCTTCAAGATCCGTAAGCACGGCTCGCGCCGAGTGTGCCGTTGCTGTCGAAGCCCAGCCATGCTGACTGATCAGGGCTTGCTTTTCGGCGGCGAGCGTGGCTTGGCGAGCCTGGTAAGCTTTGATCCTCCCCTGCATTTGGGTCACGCTATCCCGCGTGTCTGAGACCTTGATATTGTGCTGCGCAATATCGGCTGAGAGACTTTGCGTCTGATACCCTACTGCGCCGAGGTTGGACGTAATGTTGAGGATGCCGACGAACACGCCACCGGCTGCGATCTTGCCGAATGTCATCCAATCGCGCTTGCGCCATGCCTCTTGCGCGAAAAGCCAGATGTAATCGGAGCATACCGAAAACACGACCAGGAAAAGCGCGATCACGAGCGCCAGCGCGAAGTTGTTATCCTGATGAATACCGAACCACGCAGTGAGGATAGCGGAGCATATCGTACACGCTACAGCTGCGTATCTGAAAATTTTGCGGAAGGGTGCGAGGCTATCCATGGTCATGTCCTCCTGGAGGAGTGACGCGAAGCACTATTTCACGGGGTATCTTCAGGATCGGACAGGATCGGACAGGATTTCAGGTCTTGCCAATGTCCGGTCTTGTCCGATGTCCGGTGGATGTCCGATTTTGTCCGATTTTGTCCGGTCTTGTCCGGTGTCCGGTGTCCGATGTGACAGGGCGGTGTCTGGGACGCGTCATCAAGCGAACATCGCGGCGGGTGAGCGCCAGCAGAGCAAGCTGCGATCGATAGCGCTGCAATGAGGCTCGCAAGCGTAGCGCGATGAACCGTGGGCTACTTGCCAAGGTAATAGGCAAGCGCGGCAATGGCGATGCCATGTCCTTGGTCCAGCGGCAGGCGCGGCAGATAGGGGATGGCGTGGCCGGCGGCAGCGGCCAGCGAGCCGAGCACGATCAGCGCCAGCGCCAGCCCGCCGATGAGCTTGGCCCACGTGATGATCAGGCTAATCAGCTGCTTGATGGCCTGCTCGATCTGGTTTGCGGTCATGTGTTAGCCTCCGAGCCTGATATCGGCCACGAGCTGGCCAAGCAACACACCGATGACGATGCCGAGGACTACGGCGCCGGAGATCATTGTCCACCCATCCTGATCCGCAGGCCAAACCGCACGGTTACGTCGTCCCGCGTCATGCCGGGGCCGGCTTTGGCAACGGACGTGGACCCTTCCACAAATGCGCTCACGGGGCCGGTGCCGAGCTTGGTTTCAGCGCCAGCACCAAGGTGGAGCGTGCCGACGTCGAAAGCCTGCCAGTCGTCCCATCGCCAAGCGAGGAAGGGGTAGACGTGCAAGCTCGGGTTGACCTCGAGGCCGAATTTGCCTTGGATTTCTCCCGACTTGCGATCGCCCCAATCAGCCCTGATCGTCGCGCCAGCGAACAGCTGCTGCGCCATTTTGATGTCACACCCGCCGCCGACAGCCACAGTAGCAGGCCTGTCGGCGCGCTCGCTGAGAAACAGCCCAGCGCCGGAAAGCTCCACGTGGCAGCCGTAGAGCCCCTGAGCCGGAGGCAGTCCGGCAATCAGCTGGTCAAGCGTGGCATCGGGAGCGGGGCCGCCCTTGTCGGCGGCAAGAGCGCCGGCCACGACAGCCCCGAGGAACGTAAAGGCTGCACAGGTCGCAGCGGCAACCATCAATTTGCGCATTCGTGTCGCTCCATGCTGGAGGTTGCCGCGACGCGAACACAAATTGCGGTTACAGTGATGATGCTCAGGTTTAGCGTAGCGCGTGAGTGATTCGGCGTCTCATAACGAGACCGGGCCAGTGAGAGTTCCCCCTCCTGGCCCGATAATCCTTGCGCAATTTCGCACGGTGCCAAATAGCTAGCCTATTCGCGTTACGCGCGCTAGTGCATATCTGCCACACCCGTTATGGAACGCCGCGAGGACGACTGATGTACCCGTAGTGTATCGCCAGTTGCCGGCACCCCATCGCGATCCGCTCTTGCGCCGCTGCCCTGGCCTGCGGTGCGTTGGACCGGCCTAAAATCTGCTTGCCGATCATTTCCACCGTCTCACCGGCACACAGAGCAACGAGCACGGCAGCGGTAACCGGGTCGTCGACGTCAGCCAGTGCCCGAGAAACCGCCTTGTCGCCCTCAATGCGCGTGTCAGCCACCCGTGCTGCCTTGCTGTGCGGGTCATCGCCCGGCATCCGCTCGCCATAGCCACCGATGCATGCGGGCTCGCGTTTTGATCTCAGCCAATCTGCCTCGAAGTCGTCCCACCCATTGAGCAGTTCCCTATCGAGGCCCATGCGCTCGGGAATGGACTGGTCACGGTAGGCTGTTACGTTGCGATTGCGGTCAAGCTCCGGTCTGATGATGTTGCCGCGTCGTGCCCGCTCAGGCGTTGGGGCGATGGTTTCGGTAATGCTCATTTCGTGCCTCTTGCTTTGATACGCAGGCACAAACGCGGTTACGTCATACGATTTTTACCTATCCATAGCGTCAGCTAGCTCCTCCGATGTTGGCCACCGAAACGCTACCGCGCGCCCGCGCAGCACCTCCCACGCGGCCCATATGCGGTTACCGTCATACGGCTCATGAACCGCTCGCACCCAGCGTCCGTTCGGCAGCCCGTGCTGGGCATTTTTTGTGCCAACTACGTCAGCAATAGTATGTACGCCCCACCCTGTCATTCTCCGCCTCCTGATAACTTGCTCTTGGCCTTCCACGCCTTTTCAAGCCTGGATGCCTTCTTATGCTTGCCTTGTTTGAGCGGCTTTGGCGTACTGTCTGTCACGGTCCATGAGCCGTCCGGCTTCTGCCGCAAGCCCTTGACCTTGATAGGGCGTCTCACGGCTTGACCGCCCGCCACACAGTTGCCATCCGTCCTGATGGTGTCAGCCGACGCGCGCCGCTGTCCTCGATAAGCCTGTCCGCAACGAGGTCCGGCGTGCGTTTGCCGACTTGGTGCGCATGCAGATTGACGTGGCGGGCGATCTCATGGCTTGTCATCGGGCCGTGGTTCTTGATGGCAATCAGGATGCGGGCTTTCTGTGCTTCGGCGAGATCCCTCGCTGCCAGCGCGGCGTCTGCTGACGTGTCGGGACCGTCTGCTCTTGAGTGTGTGTGCTGGAAGTCCATGACGCCTCCTTTGATTTTCGATTCCAGGGCCTTTGCAAGTGCGAGGTCGGTAGCGGTCATTGGGATTGCCTCAAAACAAATCCCAACTGCTCTTCATGCACATTCCACGATTCTTTGCGGCGTCGCATCAAACCAAGGTATTTTTCGTAGGCGTCGGACTTGTGCTGACTGAACCCCATGCCTTTTCCCCAATAATCATTCCGTAGAAGGCTCTTGCAAACACGACGCCAGCTTGGAGCTTTGCGCGCTGCTTCCATTTCGTATGCCGCTTCGTCGGGTATACCGTCGGGATAGCCGCGCTCCATCCACCACTTCTCAAACAGCATCACCTTGTTGCGATAGTGCTCCTGCGACTTCGGCGGCATGCTGTTGACGAGCAGTTCCGCAAACGATTTCCATGTATGGTTTGCCGGCTTCGTCACGCCGCGATAGCCGTTGATATTGCCCCACTCCTGAACGTAAAGCGCTCCACCGTTAGCGCCGTTTACGCGCGCCACGATCTTGCACCACGTCTCAGGCTCGATGATGTGGAACAGCCAAAGACCACGGCGTTGATCATCGCCATACGGCTGGCAGATACGCATCTGCGATATCTTGAGTCCGGCCTTGTGCATCATGTCGTAAAGCCGGTTGCTCGGTGCTTCCGGGTTTTTTGCGTGCCACGTCCAAATATCTTCAGTGCGCCAGTCATAAATTGGATATACGTTGTAAACATTTTCACTAACCAACGACGTATATCGCTTGCCGTCTTTCGTGACCTTCTTCGATTGAACGATCGTGCGGAAACGGTTTAGGCTTTCATCAGTACGAATGCCGACGAAGCACGCACACGATTGTCCTTGAGCGTACCATTCGCCGAACAGTGGCACAAATTCCTCGAACTCCATTCCGTTGTGGAACCAGTCGAACACCTCGGAACGAGTGATTGCCATCTCTGGTGGGTTGCGTATCCATGCGTCTCGCTTTTCCGGGTCCCACGCCAGCCACTTCGGTTCGTACACACTTACCGCATTGCGTAGTGCGATTGGAAGCGCACACCAATACGGCTCAATGTGATCCTTGTAGAGATCGAAGCATCGTTGCGCGTGCTCCATCGTCAGTTTATACTGACCCTCGAGGTCTACAAGAAGAATGCCGATCTTGCGATTACGCTTAATCGCTTCTTCCATGACTAGGTGCAGCATGACTGTGCTGTCCTTGCCGGCACTAAAACTCAGATACACCCGCTCAAAATTATCGAACGTCCAAGAGATGCGTTGCTGAGCTGCTTGCAGGACATTAATCCCGATCGGTCGCTTTGTCGGTGTCATTGCGCCACCTCATCGAACAGCATCAAGCTCTGAGTTTGTCTTCTACGGCGCATAAGATAGACGTTTAAAACATCTTCCGCAGCCCGGTTTGCTTCGTCCTGCTGAAATTTATCTAGTGTATGCCAAGCGACGCGCGTTGCCTCTTCCGGCGATTTCGTTGCGATGCAGCATCCAGCATGGCCCAGCCAAGCTATACGGTTGACACTTTCAGCCGTCAGATTTGCATCGCAGGATTTTGGCCACGCCTCCAAGGCTTCCATCATTGCCTCCTTAAAATCGGACGGTGATTTCATCAGATCAGCAGCGTTAGCAACGTGCTCTTTGCGCTCTTTCCCGCGAACGATCTTCCACATCCCGCATTTATACTCTTCTAACTCTTCGTAGTGGTGATAAATGCGCTTAGACATTTTCATCCTCCACTATGAGGTTATCGTCCTCATTGACGGTAGAAGCTGGTTCCCATGCCTCGGAGAACTCGCGATCAAGGAACATATCAGCAAGCCCGCCAATCTGAGCCAGCCGTAACACCTCGTCAGGATCCATGCCAAGCTGCTTGCCAATCTTCTCACTGCTCCAGTTTCGGCGCTTCAGGTCCAAAACTATCGCCGTCATAGCTTCAACCTGGTGCTTGCCTCTCGCTCTGTTATGCCTGATCGTCGCCGCCATTCTGTTTTCGCGGCCGTTCTGCGATGGCCTGATCTGTACGACCGGCAAATAGCCACGAATCCGTTGCCTGATTTCCTCGCATTCTTTGCCGACCCGGTTTCTGTGGAACCCGTCGATAACGATCCGCACGTCCTCTTCGAGATTTGTGACAATTGGTTGCGTGTATCCATCCTCCGCGATGGACAATCGCAACAGCTGCATTTCCGGCGGCGCAACACTATTAGGATTGTAGTCGTTGGCTCGCACCGTATCCGACTTCACCCACCGCACCAAATCGACCGGTTCCCCGTTAAATGGGCTCATGTCATGCAATTTTTCACGAATGGCATTCAACGCTTCCACTTTTTCATCAAATTGAAGATCTTCGATGAAGGCAAGACTGCGCAAAGCTCTAGCTACCTTCGCTGACACATCATTTTTTTTCATTCGTCTCGCTCCCCTGTCATGCGCTGTTGCTGCCGATGATAAAGTTTTCGCTCAGCGTCTGTCATTGGCCGCGTGTGCAGATGTTTGTTTGGTCCGCTTTGAATTGCCGCGAATGCTCGCTGTTCCACATCCCGCCAACGCTCCGCTTCTGTGGCTGGGGCTTCGTTCTTCGCTCGACCTTCCGGCCACTGATGTTTTGTGACACGCCAGTATTGCGCCCAAGACCCATATTGAGCGATCACGGATGTTTGCCACGCTCTTGCTTCATCACACTGGCGTATCTGTTCCGGTGTGTCGCGTGCGCGGAGTGACCTATGTGCGCCGTGATGCTCACCGGGCAATTCCGGGTGCAGCTGCTGCGCCGCGCGATCGATGAATTTACGAAGCTGGGCCGGCAATGGGAATGATCTTTCTTCCCATTCATCGCGGATCAACTCGAATGCACGATGCAGCACGTTAGCGTCTGTCCGGCCAATAGTCGCTTCGATGTCCGTATACCACTCCATCATGTCTTGATCGGACGCGTGGCGTTTGCCGTAGTGGCGTGATAACCGCCCAATAAATTCACTCGCCCTCATGCCGACACCTCGCCAGCTCGCATGCGGGCCATGAAGTCAGCAACATTCACGCCCCCACCGCCCTTGTCGGCACCATTGCGCTTGACCGCTGCCGAATAGCGCGCGTCTCGGTCCCGCCGTTCGGACGTTTGCCGGGCCAGCTGGCTTTCGACCTGCGCCCTGATCGGCCGGCGGCTGTTCGGCTGGACGGTGATTTGCTTGATGGCAAGCGCTAGCCGGTGTTCGTCGCCGTCGAATTCAGCCAGCCAAAAGGTCCTCACCCCGTTGACGAGCCGGATTGATCCATCTGACAGAACCTCGACTCCTTCCGAATTTGATGGATCGTCAAAAGCCCCCGCAGGGGGTTTGGGGGTTACTTTTTGGCTATTGGCTATTGGCTCTATAAGAGGGTCATTGCTTTTATTGGCGTTTTCGGAAAACACCCCCCTAGATACTATGGGGGTATCTAGGGGGGTATTGTGGGGGGTATCTCCTACGGTATCCTGGCCGGTGTCCCGTCCCGATGACGTATGAGCCGGTCGGTCGGAGACGGTTTCCGTATCGGAAATCGCGCGCCCAACTGCGGCTTCGAGTTCGCGTTCCGCTCTGCCGACTGTCCATCCTGTTGGTGTTTGTGTGAGCTTCCCGAGCGCGGCGAGTTGGTCACGGACTTTCCTGTAGGCATTCGTGTGTGCCCCCATCTGTTTTGCTGCTTGCCTGTCATCCAATGACAAGCGCTGTTCGGTCTCATAGATGTATGAGCAAATGCGGATATAAAGGCCCTCCTGCTCGAACGTCAGGCCAATGCACCCGGACCTCCAGTCGGACGGGAAAAACCGCACAAATCTTGCCCCCTTGCCCTTGCGTTTTGTTGCAAATTCTGTCATGGTTTCCTCGTTCTTTGGATAAAGCCCCGCTATCGACTTCCCGGTCGGCGGGGCTTCTTTTTGCCTACTCGCGCATTAACCCACGCATGCGGTCGACCTCGCCCCACGTCAGTTCGGCGCGCACCTCATCAATAGTGGGGTAGTCGCGCGATTTGTTTACGCCCATGCTAACCTGAGTCGGATCGAGATTGTCCCTGCACGCGCTGCAAAACTTCCGTAACGGCCCGTGCGCCCAAAACTGCTTGCTGCATATCTTGCAGCACACGTGGTATGGGCCTTTAGGGATTTTAGGGATTTTCTGGCGTTTCATGCAGACCCCTCCCAAACGTCAGCATAGTGAGCCTGGAAGCCGGCTGCTGTGCGGATCAAAAACCAGCCCTGCAGCGCCATCGCGTGCAACGTGGCGACGTCTGCCCTGATTCGGTGCGGACCACGGATTATCCACACGGTTTCTGCTTGACGGTTGTTGTCAATGTCACAGTGATTTGCTATGGTATCCATCGTAAGCGGCCTCCTATGCCGCGCGTTGGTGGCAGCATGCTGCACCATACAGCACCCACCGAACGGCCTGGCTCTCTCCCGAGCCGGGCCGTTATTGTGTCTGCCCTCAAAAGGATCGGCGGGACGCAAACAGCCCGCCAGTTACAACAGGGAGGCGCTATCGAGGGCACCGATAGCGGAGCGGGGACGGCAAAGGCCGAGGCCACAGCCCTGCGCGATGCGGGCGCAGTCCATCCCCGCGCCGATATAGGCGCTTGACGCAACGCAACGCTACTCGATTAAAAGACAGCGGGGCCGGTCCCCTACTCGTGTGCAGACAGTTTTTGCGCCCCTAGCACCGGCGGGGCTCCACACACGCGCTGTCTACTCTACGCGGCGACGACGTTTCCCGCTGCCCTCTGGCGAGGGCGCGGATGCGGGCCAAAGATGTCCGGCCGCATGTCGTGACGGCTAACGCCCGTCAACTCCTCGACGCGTAACACGTGTTCGGCCGGAACCCGCCGCCATTTACTGACAGCCGGGACGGTAAGCCCCAACTGCTGCGCAAGCCACGTCACAGAGACGCTAGCCTCGATGATCTTCCGCATAGTCTCGTCGCGTGGTTCAGCCATGAATCACTCTTAGCATAGCATTTTACCCCGCGTCAACGGGCTCGATAGCATGCGTCTGTTATCCACCGCCAAAATAATTTAACTCGCGGTCAATTTTCTTATTGACGAAGGGTAAACCGTCGTCTAGTGTCACCTCATCACCGGGCGGTCACGCCCAACCCAAATCGGGCGCCGCATCGATACACCACGCCCGAGCCGCCCGGTGACACTCAGGAGGCCACGCCATGTCGATTGAATATTGCCACACCCATGACGAGCACTACGATAGCGACGAATATCGCGTCTGCCCTAGCTGTGATCTGGACGCTGAAGAACTGGCGATTGCCGAGCGGGTCAAGGCACAGCTTCACGGGTGGCGAGATAGCGATGAGATCGATGCCGACTACGCAGGCCCACGGCAGCGGGCATGGGATGACTACGGACTGTCGATGAAAGATTTTTTGTAACTGGAGGCAACGACATGAACGTCACACTGCATCTGAAATCCGCGACTGATGTCTACTCGCATAGCAACGGCGGAGCGCACGCGGTCATCATTGATTTCGGAGTCTCCGAGATTGAAATCATCGTAGGCACGTGGGAGCAGGCCCGCTATTTGGGGTGGATACTCAAGTCAATTGTTGACCCAGAAAGCCCCGAGCCGGACGTGACGCGCGATGAAAATCTCATTACGTCACTCGTCACCGAACAGGATTCCTCTGCTGCGAACTCTCCATAGCGGCAGAGCGAATACCTGGCGGGCTTGAGGCAGTGCGTGGCGTAACCGCGATGCACGTAGCGGGGGTGGCCTCGCCCGCCAGGTTGTATCAATTGATCAGTATTGCGGGGATTACAATGACAGTCTCATACCGACAGCAGCAAAGGCACGATGAAGAATGTGGCCGGAAGGCGTATGCGTCCGGGTACCCCTATTTGTCCACAAAAAGCGGGGCGTGGCGAAGAGGCTGGCGAAGCGCTCAAAAGCGCGACAATGGCCGACTGATTACGCCGCAGGATATACTGTCAGACGAACGGCGAATGTTAGCCCGCATGGAGCGCCGCCATGACTGAGACCGAGATCATGGGCCTGATTATCTCCACTCTACTGGCCGCCATCATCATAGCAGGATTAGCCGTTGACGCTTGGATGAGCTGGCGCGACGGGCGGAGGCACAAGCGGCTGTTGCGCCATATGGACAATCGCAGCCGGGACAAATGGGACATGCGGGGGTAAATCATGGGGT